TATCTTCGTATTGTCGTAGACAAATACTGTCAAAGGTTTCCCCCGAAATAAAAAGACCCTGCCTTAATTATAAAGCAGAGTCCACATATTGATATTTAGTGTTTGAATTAGTCGAGTGCGACGTTAAGAGTGATTTTGATCTGGTCTCCGTTGTTCTGGATGTTGTAAGGACCGTTTGTGAATCTTTCAGCGTACATGATAGAACTGTAAAGAGTCGCAGTGTTAAGTCCGAGAACACCATTAGAAGTTGCACTTAATGAAGGAGTTGTTACAAACTCATCTGCATTAGGAACATTGAACACGGTGTAAACATTAGACTCAAGAGTTGTGTTACCAGTACCAGCGTTAACATAGAGGATATCACCTGATCTAAGTCCGTGGTTAGCAAACGAAATCTTACCGAAACTGAATGTAACTGATGGGTCAGTTGCAACCTGTATGTTATCAACCAGAGGTTTGTCTAGGTAGATCGTTCTGTAAGCCCTGTCAATACCGATAATCTTCGTACCAGTTGCGATACCAGCGTTACCAGCAACGAACTGTCCTAATGTTAGGTCGTCAATGCTGACTTGTGGGTCGATTGTGAGGTAAGAGTTACCGACAACACCGATAGTTGGGTCTGTGTTATTACCCTTAGTAACGGTGGTTCCAATACCAACACCAGCACCATGAACAACACCCTGTACTGCAACAGGCATGTTATTTGCTCTAGTAACGTAGTAACCGTAGATGTTACCAGCAGGTCCAGTGAAAGTAAATGTTTGTTCTGGATATGTAGCAGTTGTACCACTACCAACGTTCTTGATCACCCATCTAGATCCGTTCAACAGGATACCATACTGCTGGTTATAATCCTGATCTCCTCTGTTGTTTACACAAACAGGATAACCAGTATTTGCAGTAGTACCGTAACCGTTAACGTTTCCGTCAATGTAGGGTTCAAAGTACGCAGTTGCAGACGGAACATCGCCCTCAGCAGGGGTCGTGTTACTTGTAAAAAGTTTTAATACAAGATTTCGCGGTGATGTATCTTCTAAATCTGCGACAAAGTTATTCTGAGCAATCAGATAACGTAGCGACTCAATTTCACCAATATTAGGAACGAGTAATGCCATTGAAAACTACCTCTAGGGTCTTAGAACGTTAAGAACTATACTTATTTATAATTTTAATTTTAGAGAGATTAGTAACCTTCTAATATTATTCACGCTTACTACAGTGAAACGGAGAATATCCCCTGCTCCAATAGTAGTGGTCCAATTATTTAGGACATCATCAAAGTATTTATCCGAATTGGTTAATTGAACTCTCGCACCACTAGTAATACTAGTGAAATTCGGATAATCTGCGAAAGTGCATTTTTCTATTTCTAGAACAATATCACCAGTCTGATCGGACAAGACTCTGATATTTTCGATGACTCCAGTAACATCTATTGTGAGTTTACCTTTATCACCAGGCTGCATTGGAAGACTGCCGCTGTCAATAACATAGTTTACAGTTCGTGTTAAATCAGCAGCTGCAGCAAGAGCAATGATTACTATGTCATCATTTGCTGCTGGAGGAGTTGTAAATACAACTTGATCTCCAGAAATATTATAATCATTCGATGGATCTAGGAAAAGACCATTTTTAGTAACAATAAGTTGTTGATTATTGTTAGGAGTATATGGTGCCCCTTGATCATTTAGGTTAAATGTAGTTTCAGTACCATCTTGCACTGGTGTTTTTCCAATAATGATATTACCATATTGGATCGACTTTGAGGGAATCTCATAGTCTACACCGACATTATAACTGCCAGGATCGTTGAGAGTGACTAAGTAATCTGCCATTATCGTGTTACGCCTGGAATTACAAGAAGATTTCCTTGTATTGGTCTAGTCTTATACGCATTGGGCGATTCTAGAACTAGATCATACACATATCTTCCTCCTTCTATTACAGCAGTGACAGTGGATGCCATTGCAACTTTGATCTGTCCATTCACTCTATTGGGAAAAGATACCACAAAAGGAGTGGACTTAGATGCCTCAGGGTGCTTCCTTAGTTGAGCAGATCCAGTATAACCTGTTAGATTTAGAGCAGAAGCATTTTCATTCCTTACAGTGAAGGTTGCTTCAAAATCTACACCTTGATCTAAAACTAAGTTGATGTTCCTTGCTGTCATCTGTCAAAGGGAGGTTTTAGTTATTTATCTAATTTGCTTAAAATTAGTTTCATCATATCCTTAAGTTCATCAACATCATCTTTTAGTTTATCCATTTCTGCTGCTTCTTGTAACTTTTTCTCTTTCAATTTGAGGTAGTTATTGTATGCAGCATCATTACAATTAAGAATTGCACCACTCTCTTCATCTCTATAAAGAGAGTTGCTGTCTTTAACTTTCACTTTTTTCATTAGATAGATGCAATAGTTCTTAGATCACGAATCTTAGGAACATAAGCGAAGTTAGTTCCTGACATTACAATCTTGATTTGGAATCCATTGAACTGTGGAAGATTCTTCACGTTGAATTCATACTCTTTATAGTCATCTTCTGTCTGAGATGCGAGGATTCTTCTATCAGGTTTACCGTTATTTTTTGACTGATCTATCACATTTCCGTTGGAATCTAAGTTTTCAAAGCCTGGGAATAGTTCAAATAACTGATACTGAGGTGGAGCATCTATTCTGAATATTCTGTATAGAACTCTGATGTCATTTGTTGAATGTCTGTACGCATCAAACATAACCTTCAATCCATCAGCAGACTTCTCAAGATTCACAACCTTAGATAAGTAAACTGCGGCACTAGGATCATTATCGATTGAATTAACTCTTCTGTCAGTTGCATAATCACTAATCTTAGAGTTGAGTCTATCCATAATTGTGATCATGTTGACTCTATCCAAGTCAATCATAGGACTCACTTTAGGATCATCTGTAGTTAGATTTGTTTGTAGTGTAAATGACTTTCTGCCTGGGAAATCAGTAAGTTTTGCAAGTTCGTTTACTTTAGAAGCAACGATTCTTGGAGTAGATAAGACGTTATTACTCTGTAGTGATACTGACTCATAACCTTGATCCACAAATGATTTTAAGTTACCATCAGGACTATTTCCTGAGAATGTTCTGACCTTAGCACTGATGTCAGTTCCCTCTGGTAAGAGAGTTGCAACATTAGGTCTGACAATATTGAACGCAATGTTCTGAGTTGCCATAGGTCCATAAGAGTTACTGACCTGTACATACTGTTGATCATAACTACCACCAGACTTATTCTCTCTGAAGAATAGTTCTGGGAATCCGTTTGCATTTCCAGTTGCTCTGTCTACACCTCTACTTGAAACACCAACCTTGATCCAGTAATGATCAACGTCAATAGGATAGGTAGTATTGTTAGTAGGAATGAAACTATGAGATGTGTTGATTCTTCTGAGAGAAACACCATTCAACTCATACTTATAAATCTTGTCATTGACATTATAGTCACCAGCCTTAGTATCATCAACAGATCTAGTGATGTTATTAAGAGTCGAGGTTGTAGTTGTTACACCAGTGTATTTGATAATCTCGTTTCCGATTTTAACATAGCCTGGGTTAGAACTGTTAACTTCAACATTCTCAAATGATGTGAAGATTCCAATAGCAGTAACAGTCATATCTTCTGTACTTGAAGAATCAACTGTAGATGTCAATTTCTCTGGTTTTACATCTGCTTCAACACCACTCAAGACTACACTATCTTCTTGAGAGTACATACCATGATTAGAATGTCTAACACGGAAGTGCAATCCATCAGTTACATTTTGTAGGTACTGAATAGAACCACCATTTACAACACTGGTTCCGCCACCACCAACATATACGATAGCAGATGAGGAGTCAACTTTAGGTATACCTTGAATGTTGTCAAGAACTAAAGTATTGAACGCACTAATAACACCAACGTTATTTGGAATTGTTAGTCTCAAGTCTTTTCCGAATCCGCCAGTATTTGTAGCAGACACAGTAAGAACATCACCAGCTGAGTATCCTGTTCCACCGATTGCCACTGTTGCAGCAACGGCAACTCTATTATCAACAGTTAAGTTGACAGTTGCACCAGTTCCCTTACCAAATTGTGAAATGAGAGGTACACCAGAGTAAACAACAGATGTTGCAGCAAATCCACTACCACCATTCGTGATTGTTAGATCACTACCAACACCGATTGCACCAAGAACTTTGTTTAGATTTGCACTAAAGTTTGGATTTGCCTGTTGATAGATTGTAGTTCCTTCTGTCAATCCAGCCTGTTCTGATGCAGTCAAACTCTTACCTAAACCAACCACTGCATTGTATGAAAGCATGTCAATGGGGTTATTAGCAAGTGAAACAATCTGTCTGTTTCCTACTTCAAGATCTGGATTATAGAAGTTGACTCTACCAGCAGTTGCAGTGAAGTTTGCTCTGTATAGATTAAACTTAAGATCCTCCAACTGACTTGGATCCCATGTAGCACCGTTCTGTGATTTGAATAGTGAACCCAGTAATGGTTGTTGAGAAACGATGATTTTTTCAGAGTCAGCAGCATTGACTGTAGTTATATCCTCCTCACCCATTCTAGAGATGAATACAAAGTATTCATTAGATGCAGAAAGAAGAACAAGTGCAAACTCTCCTCCACCCTCACAATAGACAGGTGCAGGGAAGGTAAATGTTGTCGCTTTAGATCCATCATCAGAGATAACAACTTCATCAGGGTCAAGAATACACTCACCAAATGGTAAGATCTCTTGGGTAGGTAAACCAGTTTGAAGTGTTCTTACTTGTAAGGTAACAGGTAGTTGGTTTGTATCCTTTGCTTGGAAGTAAACATCACACTTAGTAAGGAATACACCATTAACATCAGGAACTTCAAACGATTGTGCAAGAGGGTCAACCCATCTAGTCTGAGATGTAGATCTGTTAGCAAAAGTATTGTCAACGACAAGTCTACTACTTGAATCAGTAAGAGTTCTATCAGCAGATTGAGGTATTCTCTGAACATCTGCATTTCTCATTCTGAGAGTAGATGCCTCTACAGTTTGAAGTGTACCAGATGATGTGAAGTTTGCTTCACCAGAACTATCTGTGAATCCAGAGATAGTAGAGTTAGTAGGACTTGAAGATAATGTAAATGTCTTTGTACCAGTGTTAAATGAAGGTGCAGAGGGGACTGTAGGATCAGGTAAGAACAGTGATCCAAGTAATGCTCCTGCCTTATCAGTAATCAATCTGATTGCAGTAACAGTTGCAATAGCACCACTAGATTGTCCAATCAACTTCATACCAGTAGTGATGTATCCGTAGAAACCAGACGCAGCTTGAAGTTCTAAGGATGCAGTATCAACATTTAATAATGTTGTGGTAGAAGAGTATGTGGATGAAATACTAGAAGCAGGGTCATATGGATTCTGTTTATAAACCTGATTAGGATTATTGTAAGGACCATATTTGTGATTCTGATTTGCAAGTCTAAACCTAATTGCATCATTATTAGTATTAGGACGACTTCCCTCAACAACTTCACCAGCACCAAATGTACCACTTACCATTGTAATTTCGATAAGTTTAGGTATAACATACTTCGACATATCAATACTAT